TGCCGGCGCCGGTCATGCGGCATGGCCGCCAGCACCGAGGGCAAAAAGTTGGCTGGCAAGAGGTTGCTGTCTTTGCTCTCGTCATCCAGCCAGCGCGATACCCGGTCGGCATTTGCCTTCATGCGGGCAAACGTGTCGCCGGTTGGCGGCTCAAACCGGATGCCCGTCACGGCCGGACCATTCAGGCCCTCATGTGCCTTGACGATGGTGTCGGCCATCGTCTCCCTGGACCAGTCGAGGGACTTGCGCCAGGCCGAGGTGTGATCACGCATAACGGCGATCAAGGATTTGTGCGATTCATGTCGCATGCGTCAAATACTCCGGGCAGTTACATTCCCACCAGACGAGCAGACCGAGGGGTGCACGATGGGAATGAAGATGGAAGACGGCGCAGCCCAGGCCACGCTGGCGCTGCTGAGAATTGCCAAAGGAATTGCCGACACGGTGTTGGGCGATGCGGACGAGGCGACCGTCCGCGCTGTGTTCGATCGGCTGTGTCTGGAAAGCGACACACGGCTCGACGTTGAACCCGTGCCCGGGGTGCCGGCAACGCGCCACTGACCCCCGCGCAGCGGCGGCCAATCGCTGCGGTGCCTAACGAATTTCCTAGGCATGGCTCACCGCAGCTGCCCGGACGAACCGCTCGGGATAGATGATCTGGGTTTCGGTCACCTCGCCGCCGAACACCTGGCACAGCTTTTCAGCCAGATCCTTGGACGGCACCTGCTTGCCGCGCTCGATGCGGCTAAGGTTGCCGGGGTCGATGCCGACCGAAGTGGCAACCTGCTGAATGGTCAGGCCGCGCTGCTCGCGCGCCATGCGCAAAGGAGTGGTCATCGAATCAGTCCATAAATTATGCGTGTGACGCATATTATTAACTTTGCGCAATATGCGCAAGGCGCTTTGCGCCACACGCAGTTCGGACACGACAATCTGGCCATGAACTTGGGTGAGAACATTCGCCGCCGACGCAAGGCGTTGGGCTGGACGATCCTGGAACTTGCGAACCGCATCGGAAGCGATGTCGGCAACGTTTCACGCCTCGAGCGAGGCAAGCAAGGCTTTAGCGACGACATGCTGGCCAAGGTCGCGGCCGCGCTGGGCTGCTCAGTGGCCGAGCTTTTTTCCGGGGAAAGCGATGATTCCAATGTACAAACGGCCGCCATCGGCAGCCGGCGCATTCCCTTGCTGAGCTATGTGCAGGCCGGCGCTCTAACGGAATGCGTAGTGCCCTACCCGAGTTCCCAACCTGACGACTGGTTGCTGACAGATCTGGACCTTTCGCGTACCGCTTTCGCCCTACGAATCAAAGGGCTCTCGATGTATAGCCCGACCAACGAAGAATCGTTCAATGAGGGCGACATCGTTGTCATAGACCCGGAAGTCGACCCGCTGCCAGGCGACTTCGTGGTCGCAAAGAACGGCGAACACGAGGCCACGTTCAAGAAGTATCGGCCCCGGGGCGTTACCGAACGCGGCGCTGTCGTGTTCGAACTTGTCCCCCTCAACCCGGATTACCCCTCGCTTCGATCAGACATATCGGCGATCCAAATCATCGGTACGATGGTTGAGCACCGCCGGTACAGAAAGCGCCGTTAACGCTCGCCCCAGACCGCGCAGTCGCCGCCAGGCGCACTCCCCCGCATAAGACACCGCCCTAACAGGCGGTTTTTTTTTGCACGCACGCAAATATGCGCTTGACGCATTTCTGAATTTGCGTATCATGCACTTCTATATATGCGTAACACGCAAATTTAGAGGTTGCCATGCAAGCCGCATACACCGCACCAACTTTCAACGCCCGCGACGATGCGAGCCGCGTTGCAGATCACGGCCACCTGGCGCGTGAAGCCGTGGTCACGATTCCAGAGATTCAGGACGACCAGGTCATCGGAATTCTGTGCGACCTGTTCGCCGGCCGTAGCCGTAGCGCGTTCGGCGAGGGCCTCGACTGGTGGGCCGAAACCCTCCAGTGCGATCTGGCTCCGGAAGCCGCGTTAGGCGTAGCACTCGTCGCCCTTAGCAAATGGCCCTTCGACCACCGCGCTGGCGCGCCTGGTGTGAAGGCCTTGCAGGAGCAGCTGCTGCAGCGCGCGCGCCTGTTGATTGAGCGCGCCGCCGGCGCCGACCGGGGGCCAGCCTGATGCTCGGCTTCTTGATCGTAGGCGTATTGGTCGTTGGCGCAGCCGTACGCGACGCAATCGTCGCACGGCGGAAGGCGCGCAAATGATCGCCGCCCTCTCCTTCTTCACAGTTGCGTACGCGATGGCTCGCGCCATTGACGCGTTCGCCGCTTATCGCCGTCGCACCGACCCCTGGAGGGCACAAGCATGACCGTTTCCGTCCTCGGCGTGGACCCGCGCAGCCGGAGCAAGACCAAGCTGCAGGCACCCGCCCCTCTCCCTCATGTCTCGCGCCGCTCCCTGGCGCGCGTGCGCGATCGCATCGAGCCGCCGGAGGCCTGCCACTGCTGTGGCGGGCCGGTAAAGCTGACCAACAACAGCGAAATCTACAACGGCCACTCCTTCGGCGACTGGCCCTTCGTGTATCGATGCACGCAATGCCAAGCCTACGTGGGGCTTCATCCAGACACGGATTTGCCGCTGGGCATCATGGCCGATCGCGCGACCGTCGCAGCACGCAAGGAAGCCAAAGCGGCCTTTCAAAGGCTGACCGCAGCGCGCTTTGGCAATGACAGGAGCGCAGCGTACGCCTGGTTAGCGCAAGCGCTGGGCATCGCCAAGTCAATCTGCCACTTCGCCATGTTCACCGAAGCCCAGGCTCACCGCGCCGGCGAAGTCTGCCGCTTCGAACTTGGGGGCCGCCGCGTATGACCGCCGCCACTCTCTGGGTCCTCCTGGCCTTCCTGCCCGCCACCCACAACCGGCCGCCGGTCATGGTCATTGAGCGGTTCACAACCCAAGCCGAATGTCTCGACGTGCTGGCGGTTTTCCCGTTCGGCACCCGCGTCGATTTCACCTGCATGCCTAGCCGGCAGATCCGCGCCGCCGCGCCCATTCTGGAGAACCACCCGCGATGAACGCCCCTACCCTTCTTGCCGCAAACGAGCTGATCCTGCACGACGCGCTGGATCACATCATGCGCACCGCCCGCGCTAGCTCAACGCAGACCCGTCGCCTGCGCTGGATAGCCAGCCGCGCCGAAGCAGCGCTGCTGGGCCGCCCCTTCGTCGTATCCGAGCATGACCAACCCAAGATGGTCAGTGAAGCGGTGCTGCAGGCGAAGAATCACCAATTGCGCCTCGCCAATGCCCGGTTGCGCACCGCACTGGCGCAGGTTGCCGGTGGCGCCACGGGTCAGGCGGACCGTGACGCCGAGCTGGCACAGCTCGCCCAGGCCGCGCTTGACGCCGAGCTGGAGACCCGCGCATGAAGCCCACCCGCAAACTGGTCCGCGCCGACGGAACGGATATCGAACTTCACGGCCCGCACGCGCTGATCGACGTTCGCCAGATGCTCGGCGCCGACGACCTTGAAATCGTCAGTCTTGGCCATCGGCAACACGCCATGCTGGTTGACCAATCGGCCGCCGCCAAAGGCCTGCGCATCAATGCCACGGCGTCGCATCTTTATGAGTCATCGCGCGGCGAGGCTCGCCCGATCCATGGCGACGTCGTCATCGTGCCAGACACCGACTACGCGAGGGAAGCATGAGCGCCCGCCGCTTGCTCGCTATCTGGAGGCGCGCACGTCGCGCCGGCACCGATCTCGATGCCGTCAGCTACCTCGCGGCCGTCATCGGCGGCGTGGTTTTCCTTGCGGCCCTGACTGGCGCGCTCGGGCCGACCTTGGACGCCGGAGTGACCCACGCGACCGCGGCACAACATCACGCCACGCGCTGATTGGAGTCATTCACATGGAACCCAAGATTTTCACCGTCCGCGCCTCCAGCTGGGGCCGCCTGTTCGACTGCGCCCACGCTTGGGAAGCCACGCACATCCTGGGCATGAAGAAGCCCTCCGGTATGCGCGCGCTGCTGGGCACGGCCGTACACGCCGGTACCGCGGCATATGACCGCGCCCGCCTGGATGGCACTGAATGCTCGCCGGACGATGCCGCCGGCGTGCTGGTGGACGAACTGCACAACCCGGCCTTTGAGGTCGACCGCGCGGCGGACAAGCTGTCTATCCGCGACGCGGAACGCATCGCTCTGACGCTGCTGGTGCGCTACTGCGCCGACGTGGCGCCGCGCTTCCACTACATCGACGTGGAGACACAGCTGGAGCCGCTCGCCATTGATTGCGGCAACGGCCTGACCGTGCGCCTGACCGGCACGATGGACCGTGCCCGCGTGGCCGAAGCTGAAGGCGGGATCGTAATTCCGGACGTCAAGACTGGCGCGCGGATCATCGCCGAGGGCAAGGCGGTCACCCGCGGCCATGCCGCGCAGACCGGCACGTATCAGCTGATGTACGAGCACACGAAGAACGTCCGCACCGTCGGCGCCCAGATCATCGCCCTTTCCACCGGTGCCACAGCGGAAACCGCAGTCAGCCCGATCTTTGACGCCCGCCGCGTCATGGTCGGCGAAGAAGACCGCCCGGGCTTGCTTCAGCACGCCGCCGCAATGTTTCGCACCGGCCTCTTTCCCCCGAACCCCTCCAGCGTCCTTTGCAGCGAGAAGTACTGCGCGCGCTGGTCCACCTGCCTTTTCCATCAGTAGGAGCCCGCATGTCCTTGCACCCCGTCAGCCGCGATGTGTTCGTCCGGCGTACCGATCCCAATGGCAAACGCCCGCCCGTCATCACCCAGCACCTTGCTTGGGACCCGGCCGAATTTATGGCCAGCCAGGTCAAGCAGTACGACACCGAGGCCAAGCCGGACGAACGCCAGACCATTTCCATTGCCACCGCCGCGGATTACCGCGCTCAACAGACCAAAGGACGTTGAACATGACGACCCAGACCGCAACCGTTCAGAGCTTGCGCGCCGCACCGGAGGCTCAGATGCCCATTGTGGCCCCAGGCTTCGGCAGCCTCCAGGGCTTCGAACTTATGCAGCGCGCAGCGCGCCTGCTGTCCAGCAGCACCCTGGTTCCGGTGGCGTATCGCCAGACCATTGAGAAACTGGACCGCTTCGGCAACGTCAAGGAAAGCCGCGAGAACCCCAACGCGCTGGCCAACTCCGTTGTCGCGTTGAACATGGCGCAACGCATGGGCGCCGACCCGTTGATGGTGATGCAGAACCTGTACATCGTCGAAGGCCGCCCGTCCTGGTCTTCGCAGTGGATCATCGCGGCCATCAATGGCTGCGGCCGGTTCTCGCCTTTGCGCTTTCGCATCGAGAGCCGCGGCGAACGCGAGATCGAATTCAAGTCGACCTATTGGGAAAACAACCAGCGGCACACCAAGGTCGAGAAGGTCAAGATCAACGACAAGGTGTGCGTGGCCTGGGCTATCGAGAAGGAAACGGGCGAGGTGATCGAGTCGCCCGCCGTGTCTATCGAAATGGCCGTGCTGGAAGGCTGGTACACGAAGAATGGCAGCAAGTGGCAGACCATGGACGAGGTCATGCTGCGCTACCGCACCGCCAGCTTCTTCGGCAAGCTGTACGCGCCCGAGCTGCTTATGGGCCTGCAGACGGTCGAAGAAGCGCAGGACATCATCGAGGCTACCACCGGCCCGGACGGCACGATCAGCGTGAACGTGGACGAGCTACGCGCCGGCGCTGCGCAGACCCAGCGTCAGCCGGCGGCCGCTGACATCACCGACGTCGAGGCCCGCGACACGCGGGGCGCCAGAGGCGCCTCCCAGCCGCAGGTCCAAGCCGACGTCGTCACCCCGGCGCAGGGCGCGGCAGCGGGCACCCCTGCGGAATCCGATCCGGCCGGCCACGTCCGCCAGGGAGACAACGAGCCGGCAGACAGCCCCCAGGTCGCCGACGTTCCGGAGGTTGACCCGGCCAAGGTCGAAGAGCGGCTACGCGCCGCAAAGGACATCGAGGTCCTGGACGTCGCGGCGGACTTCATCCGCGACGTTGCCGACGAAGGCGAACGCGAGCGCCTGACGCAGCTCTACCAACAGCTGCGCCTGTCCCTGACCAATGCTCAGCAGCGTGCCCCGCGCCGCCGCGTGGCCGCGCCGGAATAAGAGGCCGTCATGTTCAAGAACGCCAAAATCTACCGGATCACGTCCGCCTCGCCCTTCTGGAATTTGGAACGTCTGAATGAAGCGCTGGAGGCGCATGCATACGTGCCCGCCGGCCAGCTGCAACGGCAGTCCATCGGCTGGGTGGCGCCCCGCGAGGGCGCAGACCTGGTACACGCGGTTAGCGGCAAACTGTTGCTGACGCTGCGCATCGAAGCCAAGCTACTGCCGGGCAAGGCAATCGCCCAAGCCACGACCGCACGCGCCCTGGAAATCGAACAGCAGCAAGGCTACAAGCCCGGCAAGAAGCAACTAAAAGAGATCCGCGACGCGATCATTGACGAGAAGCTGCCCACGGCCCTGACGCAATATGACGATATCCGCCTCTGGATAGATCCGATCGAGCGCTGGCTGATCATCGATACCAGCACGCCCACGAAAGCGGACACCGTCATCGGCCTGCTGGCTAAGTGCGTCGACCCGTTCCCGATCGAAAACCTGTACGTGGCGCAATCGCCGGCGTCCGCGATGACCGGCTGGCTGGCCAGTGACGAGGCCCCCGACAACTTCACCATCGACCAGGACGCCGAACTGCGCGCCTCGGGCGCCAGCGCTGCGGTCGTGCGCTACGTCCATCACTCGATCGACGCCGACGAAGTGCGCCGCCATATCCAAGGCGGCAAGCAGTGCACGCGCTTGGCCATGACCTGGAACGATCGAATCTCCTTCGAGCTGACCGAGGATCTGGACATCCGCAAGATTCGCCCGCTGGACTTGCTGAAGGAGAACCACCCCGCCGCAGACACGGACGCCGAGGTATTCGATGCGGAGTTCCTGCTAATGGCTGGCGAGATCGTCAAGCTGCTCGCCGAACTGGTCTACGCCCTCGGCGGCGAAAAGCAGATCCAGGACTCTGCCGCGACGGCGGCGCCAGGCCAACTTGCGCTCGAAGGTGACGACGGTGACGCCGACGGCGCCGTCGACCCGCTCTACATGGAGGCCGTCATGGTTGTCCGCAAGCACCGCCGCGCCTCTGTTTCCCTTGTTCAACGCCATCTGCGCATCGGCTACAACCGCGCCGCCCGTCTCCTTGAATCCATGGAAACGGCCGGCCTGGTGTCCGCCATGACGCACAGCGGCAGCCGTGAGCTGCGCGCATAAGGAGCCACCATGCGAATCAATCGAATCACCACCGAGAACTTCCAGGGCGCGCGCGCCGTGGACCTGGACCTGCGCACGCCGGCCACCCTGATCGCCGGCCTGAACGGCGCCGGCAAGTCCAGCATTGCCGAGGCCGTGCGCCTGGCGCTGCTGGGCACGCCCGAGCGCGTGGGCCTGAAGAAGGAGTACGGCGCCCTGGTCAGCGATGGCGCGAAGCTGGGCGCCGTCACGCTGGACCTGGACGAAGGCTCCGTCGGTGTCAGCCTGCCCAAAGGCGCGCAATCCGGCGAAGACCTGGTGCCCCAGTCGCCCGCACTGCCGTTTGTCCTGGCACCGGAGCGCTTCGCCGCGGCCAAGCCGGACGAGCGCCGCAGCCTGCTGTTCGCGCTGACCGGGACCAACGTCAAGGCCGACGAGATCGAGCGCCGCCTGTTGGCGCGCGGCTGCGCTGCCCCGCTCGTCACCCAGATCAAGCCCATCCTGCGCACCGGCTTTGCCGGCGGGGCGGAATTTGCCAAGGGGCAGGCGACTGAGGCCAAGGGCGCCTGGAAGACCGCCACAGGCGAACAGTGGGGCAGCCAGAAGGCCGAGGGCTGGCAGGCCGAAATCCCACCGTTCGACCAGACCGCACTGGACAAGGCGCGCACCGACCTGACCGCGCTGGACAGCCGTATCGACGCGACCGCGCAGTCCTTGGGCGCCCTGGAGCAAAAGGCCACCGCCTATGCGGCTGCCCGCGACCAGTTGGCGGCACGTCAGGCCAAGGCCGCCCGGTTGCCGGCGCTGCGCCAGAAACTGGAATTTGACCAGGAAGAGCACGGCAAGCTTGCCGCGCGCGTAGACGCGCTGCAGGCGAAGGCGGGAACTGGGCCGCGCGAGGGACTGGTTCACGACCTGGCGCGCTGCCTTTCGCAGCTCTGGGCATCTGAGGCGTCCAAAAACGTAGCCTTCGGCATTGGCCTGGATATCAAAGAGGTGCTGGCGACCTATGAGCGGCAGTACGGCAAGGTCGGCGCAGCCGGCGATATCGAGGCGGCCGCCGCGCTGCCCAAAGCTATCGAAGCCCGCGACCTGATGGCGCGCAGCGTCGAAAACGACCGGCGAGACATCGCCGCAGCCGAAGCGGCGGCTGAGCAGCTGCAGGCCGGCACCGCGCCCGAGGCAGTCCAGCCCGCCGACGTGGAAGCCGCGCGCGCCAAGGTCACAGCGCTCCGCGCCGAACGCAAGGCGATCGACGAGCGCGTGCAGCAGCTGCTCAACGCCAAGCGCGCGGCTACCAGCGCCACGGAGCGCACCGCGAACGCCGCGCAGTACCACCAGGATGTACTGGCCTGGTCCGCGATCGGCGATGCGCTGTCGCCCGACGGCATCCCGGGCGAGATTCTGGCCGAGGCCCTGCAGCCGGTGAACGACAAGCTGGCCGACTTGGCTGACTTGGCCGGTTGGCGCGTGCCCGCCATCGGCGCCGACATGGTCATCACCTTCGCCGGCCGCCCCTATCGGCTGCTTTCCGAGTCCGAGCGCTGGCGCGTGGACGCGCTCGTCGGCGCCGCCCTGGCCGAAATCTCCGGTCTTCGCTGCCTGATCCTGGACCGCTTCGACTGCCTCGACCTGCCTGGCCGCGGCGACGCGCTCGGCCTGGTCGACGCGCTGGCCACCGATGGCCGCCTCGACACCATTCTGGTGCTGGGCACGCTGAAATCGCTGCCGGCCGCGCCCACCGACGCCTTCACCACCTTCTGGATTGAAAACGGCACGGCCGAGCAGCCCAAGCTGCGCGCGGCCGCCTAAACCGAGGAACACGACATGCAAAACCTGGGATTTTTCTACGACACCGAAACGTCCGGCCTGCCCAAGTTCGGGCTACCGTCCGAGCACCCGGAGCAGCCCCACATTGTGCAATTGGCTGCTGCCCTGGTAGACCTGGACTCGCGCGAGATCGTGGCCGGCCTGGATGTTATCGTCCGGCCGGACGGCTGGGTCATCCCCGACGAAGTCGCCGCCGTGCACGGGATAACGACCGAGCATGCAACCGCCGCGGGCGTGCCCGAATCGTTGGCGCTGTCCCTGTTCCTGGAACTGTGGGGCCGCCGTAAGCGAATCGCCCATAACGAGCAGTTCGACGCCCGTATCATCCGCATTGCCCAGCACCGCGCCGGCGAGCTGGAGGCCGATCTGGACGCCTGGAAGAACGGCACCGCCGAATGCACCGCGCGGCTGGCCACGCCTATCGTCAAGGCCCCTCCAACCGCGAAGATGCTTGCGGCCGGGCGCACCCATTACAAAACCGCCAACCTGGGCGAGGCTGTCCAGTTCTTCACCGGCAAACCCTTGGAAAAGGCGCACAGCGCCATGGCCGACGTGCTGGGCTGCATCGCCGTGTACTTCGCTATTCAGGATCACCAACGGGAGGCGGCATGACTGCGCTGCGCCACCACTCCCTCGAAATGCAGATCGCGCGCCGGCAGGCGGCGGAACAGTTGCGCAAGGTCGGCACTCCTGTAAAGGCGTCCGCCACGATCTTGCAGATGGCCGCCTTAATTGCCGAGCGCACGGGCTGGCCGGCGCCGGCAGCCGACCCGGCGGATCTGCTGGCTTTCCTCGTCCGATTCTTGGACTTGGCGCGAGCTGGCGTCACGCCGCCGCCATACAGGCCCGTCGTCAAGCGTCCAATGCGTTACGACTTGGCCATGCGCGAAGCGCTGGCGCGGGCCTCTGCGGTTCAGCCGCGCCTTGTCACCGCGACCAGCAATGTCGTCACCTGGAGGGAATTGGCAGCATGAGCTTCCACACCACCATCGCGCGCCTGCGTGAGGCATCCAGCTCGCGCGTACGCGGGGAAGCGCCGGACACCTGCCGCGTCCAGCGCGAGGATCTTCGAATCGCCCTCAACATTATCGACAGGCTCGATGCTGATGTGCGTCGAGCCGATCGGGAAACCAGTGCAGCCGGAGCTCGCCCGGCGCCAGATGTCGGCTGGGGCACGTGGCGGGGGTTGACGGCAGCCGCACCACCACCGCTGCCGGTGCGCAATCGCGTCGAGATTACGGTGCCGTTCATTTCTTCAATTGGGATGCGAGGGGAGGTTCGCTTGGCCTACGCAGGCGGCCGCGAACGCAAGGCGCACCTGTCCGTCGACGTTGGCCACCCAGTTGAAGGGGGCAAGGCGGGCGCACCTTTGACCGTCGACGGGATGCGGGTGCTGGTCGACGGTCTGATGGACTGCATCTACGCGGTCGAGCGCGACGGGCGCATCGCCGGGAGCGAAGATTAATGGAAGAAAGCACGTTTCTATCACCCGATGAGGTCGCCGCCATGTCGGATATTCGGACGGGCTGCACAATCAAAGGCCGAAAGTTCACCAGGGAACAGCTACAGATTGAATGGCTGCGCACCACCGGAATTCCCTTCGTCGTGAGCGCGCGCGGGCGGCCTGTAATCCTGCGCGCCAATATCATCGGCTCCCGGCAGGCGATCGCGGCTCAACAAACCGCGCCGGCTTGGCAGCCCCGAGTAATTCGCAACACATAAAGCCATGGGCCGTAAGCCACATAAGAACCTCAACCTGCCGCCGCGAATGCGTGCGCGCCGTCAGAAGAGCGGCCGCACCTTCTACTACTACGATGCCGGCGGCAAGCCGCGGAAAGAAATCCCGCTTGGTCCGGATATGGTCGAGGCCGTTCGAAAGTGGGCAGATCTCGAGCGTGCCGCTGCGCCCGCCGGGACCCCGCGCGCCACCTTCCGGTATGCCGCCCAGGAATATGTGCGCGAGGTCGTGCCCACCAAGGCCCCGCGGACACAGGTGGACAACCTGAAAGAATTGGCAGTCCTCTACGAGTACTTCGACAGCCCGCCGGCGCCGCTGGACCAGATTCGGCCCCAACACATCAAGCTGTATTTCCGATGGCGCGCCGACAAGGCCCGCGCCTGGTATATCAAGATGGAACGGGAGGTGCCGCCCAACCCGGGGCACGTACGCGCCAATCGGGAGATCGCACTTTTCTCCCACATATTCAACTATGCGCGCGAGAACGGAATCACGGATGCGCCCAACCCTTGCGCCGGCGTGAAAAAGAACCGGGAGGACGGGCGCGACGTCTACGTCGAAGACGATATGTTCCAGTCTGTCTACGCCAAGGCCGATCAACCAACCCGGGACGCTATGGATCTTATTTACCTGTCTGGCCAGCGCCCTGCAGACGTCCTGAAGTTCGACGAACGCGACATCCGCGATGAGCTGCTCAACGTTGGCCAAAACAAGACCGGGAAGAAACTGCGCATTGCCGTGACGGGCGAGCTGGCCAAGGTCATCGCCCGGATTCGAGCCCGCAAGGCTGGATACAAGGTTTCGTCCACCGCCCTGGTGGTGAACGAGGGCGGCCAACGTCTCACCTATGATGCGCTGAGGCAGCGCTTTCACAAGGCCCGGGCGGCCGCCGGCCTGGACCCCGACGCGTTTCAATTCCGCGACCTTCGAGCCAAGGCCGGCACGGACACAACCGAGTCCGGCGACATCCGCCAAGCCCAGCGGCAGCTCGGCCATAGCTCGATCCAGATGACCGAACACTATGTCCGGGCGAGGCGAGGCGACAAGGTAGAACCCACACGCTAGACCGCTCCGCAACCAGAAGCGGGCCAAGCATTGGAGCGGCCTTCAGGTTGGCCATTTGGCCGGATTTGCGGAGCAAAAATCAATCCAATGCGTTGATTTAAAAAGAATTTATCGAGGAATCATAATCCGCAGGTCCCCTGTTCGAATCAGGGATGCGCCACCAAGAATACCAAGGCCCGCACACTGTTGCGGGCCTTTTGCATTGCTCCGCAATTATCCTTCCGCTCCGCAAAATGGCTCATAAACTGGATGCATAAACAGCGCTCAGATATGTCCAACTTCTAGCCCATGCCCCCCACAGCTCGGCGGGTGCTGGGCCTATACCCACGGTGCACCAACCGACCAAGGGCGCAGGCCGTATTGCCATTAAAATGGCGACCTTAAAGCTGCTAGATTAAGAGACGGCCTTCATGTCCATCTACGAGCACGACCCCGCGCTTCGATTCACCAGAATCATGCCGTCCTCGTCGGACATCGAACTCAATCTGCTGAAAGGCCATCTTTTAATTGAAGAAGTGCTTACAGCTGTCATTCAAGCCGGTTTGCGCCGCCCTGAGCATTTGAGCTTTAAGCGCATGCATTTCTCCGCTAAGGCCAAGTTAGCTCGAGCAGTCTTCAAAGGTCTGGACGAGCCTTGGGTTTGGAAAGCCGTCGGACTGTTGAACGACGCGCGCAATTCTCTGGCCCACGGCCTTGATTCCTATGAGACGGCAGATCTCATTCGAAAATTTGAGGCATACGTCAGGTCCCAGGAGAAATCGCAGGGAATGACTGGCTTTGATGAAGGCGCTGAGATGATAGAGCACATACGCTGGGCAATTTTTGCCATCTTCTCGCGCCTCATCGTCTATGGTGACGTGCGCGAACCTCGTGCAAATGCTCTCGCAGAAGCGCTTAGGAATTGGCCGCCGAATTCCGAAGCAGCGGGGCCTGAGCCGTCAGGTTCGAGCTAAGTTATCGGGTTGCATGACCTCTATACTGGTACCACTTCCGGAGGGTTCCATGTGCAGCCACTACCAGACCTTGAAGGACGCTGAGCTGCTGCTCAAGAAATTCGGCGTGCGCGAGAAGCCGGCCGCGATCGGCAAGTACGACATGTGGCCGCGGTATCAGGGCGTGTTCGTGCGCAGGCCGGTGGAGCATGACGCGGGCGACGAGGCGGTGCCGGAGCGCGAAGCCGTTGTCGGCCGCTGGGGCCTAATCAGCGCCATGACGAAAGCCGACGGCCTGGACAAGGCCGGCAAGCTGTCGACGTTCAATGCGCGCAGCGAGACGGCGCCCAAGTCGTTCACCTTCGGAAACGCTTGGGGCCGCGCGCAGCACTGCATCATCCCGGCGGACGCGATCTTCGAACCCGACTGGAGATCTGGCGCCGCAGTGGCCACGCGTTTTACCAGGGTCGACGGCGCGCCGCTGGGCATCGCAGGGTTGTGGGATCGCTGGCGCGACGTCGCTGGCCAGCTCCAAGAAAGCTACACCATGCTGACCATCAACGCGGACGAAGATCCGCTGTTCCGCGACTACCACCAGGCGGGCAAGGAAAAGCGAATGGTCGTCATCCTGCCAGAGGGCGCCTACGGCGACTGGCTGACCGCGCCGGCCGAGGCTACCCGCGACTTCCTCGTCCCGTTCCCCTCCGAAAAGCTCGTGGCCACGCCGATGAAGTGACCCCGATTTAGCTGGAATATACTGTTTATTCATACAGTATATTCGACAGCAAATCATGCTCTGCACTGTCACACGCACGCACTATTTCGGCCAGAAGCGCCGCGACAACGATCCCGCCCCATCCGTCACCGGAGTGGTCCGCATGTACTCGATCATGCGGGAAGACCTAAAACGCTACATCCGCGTCATGACAATGGACGGATTGAAGACCTTTGGCGCCACGCAGAAGGGTGAGATCCCAGATTTGCTGCAGCCCGAACTTCTTACCTTCGGGTCGGATCGCGGGATGATGGTTTGCGGCTTCGAAGAGATCGATGGCAGGCGCTACTACCAGGGCTGGTGGATGCAGTGGCTCGGCAATTGATGCGGGCGACACTGCTTTGGTAGTCCTGCAACACTATTGCGAGTGTCACACCCAGTGGGCAATACTACAGATCCGATGATCGCTCTTTTGGTGGATATGGCAATGGACCGAGATGACATCCAGAAGCTTGGTGCGCAGGCCGCCCGCGAAGGTCTTAGCCTGTTGGATTGCCCTTACCTGCGCACTACGGAGATGCCAGGCCACTGCGGGGGATCGATTACCGAGTGGCGAGCAAAAATTGAGGCATGGGAAGCCGGTTGGCGCGAGGAGGTGCGAAAGCGCCCGTCTTCCGTCAAGAGCCAGGCTCATCGCTTAGTCGCCCAACGCCGAAGTTCGCCGATAGTCCTCGGCGCGGGCTAACGTGCGATAAAACGAAGCCCCGACGGCGATCAGCCTTTCGCACTCTTCCCGGCTCAATTTCGGGCTGACTTCGACGACACAATTGGCGAATTCCGTCAGTACCTCCGCCCAGTCTTCGAACTTGCGAACAGGGGACGATTGGACAATCATTTTTGCAAGTAATTCGTCTCTTAGCATGGTTGTACCTCTCAATTTCCAAGCCGAGCACAGACCAGCAATTTAAATGCCCGAAGCGGCCCACTGCCCGACAGGCGCCCCAGAGATGGGGCGCTTTTTCTTGCTCGGACCTAATACCGGGGTGGCCCTCCACCACGTGGCGGATATGCCGAACTGCGTAGGCAGTGCTTACTGTGAAGGGCCAGGGAGATCGCGTCGGCCGCTGGCCTATGAAACCCATCCCTATGCGAACGCGCGAGCTATAGAAGGGGACATTTATGGCTTCCGGCTCCCGCCTGTCCGATGTCATCGTTAAGCTGCCCGACCGGTCAACCTGTAGGGTAGAAAGGCGGCTAGTCATAATTCGCAGCCCCGATTCTGCGCCGGTGCACGAGTACGTTTGCACGCTCCCGACGGGCGAAACCGTCATATGGCTTGGCGATGGAAAATACCGACTGCCAAACGGCTGCATCGCCGTGGCAGTGGCCCACAAGCGGCCGGTAGACTGATACGCAGGAACACCGCTTGCTGCTTCGCCCGTTCTTACAAGGAGGATACGCATGTCAGACGATCTTACGAACCGAGGCCTCCAGGACCGAGTCCGGATCAACGTGAACGAAGATCACGAGCTGCATTACTGGACCAAAGAACTTGGCGTGAGCGAACAGCAATTGAAGGAGGCGGTGAAGGCAGTAGGTGTCTCCGTCAAGGCAGTGAAAGAGCATCTAAAAAAATAACTACGGCGTGCTGCGGACGCTAGCGTAGGCCCTCTCACACGTCAGTCCTGCGATGCGGGCGCGGTCTGCAATGCTCGCAAGTTCTGCAGCTCGGTCGCTAACCCGGCCGAGCATGTAGGCGAGCAAATCGACGGCGGCGGCCCCTGCCGGGCTTCCGTCGGCAGCGGCGGGATCTCGGGCGACTGCGGCGCGAGCCAACGTGTTTGCGCGGGCGCGCAGCCCGTCACGCTCAGCACGAGCACCAGCAGCATCAGCGGCCGCGACCGCGGCTTGTTTCGTTGCATCATCACGGGCTTTCTCCACGGCGGCCGTACGCCGCCTTCCTTCTTCTCTCGCCGCATCAACGGCGGCAATAGCGGCCAGCGTTTGGGCTTCTCGTTCCGCTGATCGTTCGGCCTCGACCCGTGCTGTCTTCGCGTCAGCGCGCCACCCCTGCGCCGTCCACGCCGCAGTCCAGGCGAACAATGCAGCCGTAACCGCGACCGCCGCGTACCCTCTCCAGCCTGTCAGGCTCCCAACGATGGATAAGCGCCTCATACGGCCACCTCGGCTACGGCCTGTGCGTACAGCGCGGGCCAGGTCCGCGGGTGGGGCTTGCCTGGCCGCCAGGTGCGCAGGTACAGCGCCCAGGCCGCGTCAGCATCCCCCATGGCGGGCAGCGCCTTGGGATCGGTCCACAGCAGCAGCCGCGCAACGCCGGCAGCCAGCACGTCGTCGTATTCCAGCGCTGCGTAAATCGCGTCAGGGTCGAATGCCACGCTGCGCGCCTCACACAATGCGGCCAGGTTGCCCTTGCTCGCCGGGTGCAGGCATACGCCCCACACGCCGCCACGGCTAGCGCGCGTGCCCTTCTCAAACTGCCAGAAGCCGCGCGCAGGGCCGCCAATCTGGCGCCGGTGCACAAAGCGGCTTTCCTGCAGGCCGATTGCCAGCAGCATGACGCGCGCTGCCGCCGAGTCCATATTCACGGGCAGCAACGCCAGCGCAGGTTCGATACCCGTCTTGATGATCGCGGAGAGGTTCATTGTTTTGGTGTCCTGATGTGCTTGGCCGTCACGGCGGCCACATAGAAGGCGGCAGAGGCCGCGAGTGCGGCGTCGCCAGCGCTGGCCCAGCCGGCCACGAAGATGCGGCATGCCGCCCCGGTTGCGGTAAGGCAGACGGCTGCTAAACCGACGCGCTCCAGCGTCGTGTCTTTGATCGACGTAGAGAACACCGCCAGCACGGCGCCGCCGGCGACCACCAGCCAGCAGATGAATGCCAACACTGCCCACAACGTCAGATAAATGGTGCTGTCCATGTCATGCCCCTTTACCGCGCACGCGGTCGATCACGGCCTGCCAGAGCGCGGGAATAGGGGCGGCCTGTACCGCCTCCCACGCGCGCGAGACGATGGCCATGCCGAACATGCCCATCAAGAACCCGGCCAGTCCCTCGGGGATACCCAGCACCAGCGACAGGTATGGAGAGGCGTAATAGGCGACCAGCGACCCACTAACGGCCATGCTGACGCGCGCTGGCCAGGAACCTTGCAGATAGCGCATGGATACCGCCGCGCCCAGTACGCCGGCGAACTTGGCCGCAAAGGCGTCGAAATCTTGGATGTTCAATCGCGTCCCCTATAGACGAAGAAAAGCCCGCGTCTGCGGGCCGGTAAAAACACGAAAAGCTTATTTGCGTTACAACTCGGGGCTTTTGCCCATGAAACCCTGGTCCCGCCGTCAACCCCGCCGAAAGTCCACGCCCACCCTGGCTGAAGCGCTGACGCGCTATCTGGCCGAGGTTTCATCCACAAAGAAGGGCCATGCCGCGGAACAGTCCATCGCGCGCGTCTGGCGCGCTACGCGCCTGGCCATCCGGCCAGTTGATCGGATTCGCAGCTCAGACTTAACTGAACTGCGAGACGAGTGGCTGAAGGAC